GAATCAGAATTTGGAACAGTTCATATTGGAGCTGCGATGGGTGATGCTACTAATCCTATAGTTAAAGGGAAAGAGTTAAATGACTTTTTAACTTCTTTAATAGAAAAGATGGAAACTTATGTGGATACTATGAGTGGAGCTAGAACTCGAAATGATATAGTTTCAGGTTCTTTAAAATTTTTGGAGGAAATAAAACCCGTAAAAAATCAACTTGGTGAAAATGCTAGTTTTTTTAGTAGGAAAGTTTATGTTGCAAATGATCATAATCCACCTGGATTACAACAAGATCAAGTTGATAATAAAATATCGAAAGATGGTGGAAAAGAAGAGAGTACAATTGATAATGTAGATTGGCAAAAGAAAAAATCTACAGAGCCTATTACATATTATCATACGGATGATGTTGAATTCATGGAGGATTAAAGGAGTTAATTATGGCTTTAGGTGATATAGTAAGAAATTTTCTTTCAGGAAATTTGGATAATAGATTGTTGGAAATGGAAAAGAAAACTGATACTCAAGTAGCTAAAACTAGATCTGGTGGTGGATCTGAAGATGTTGAGGATAGTAAAAAATTATTAGAAGATTTAGATTCATTAGAAAAAACTGGAGAAGATATTAAACAATTAGATGGGCAAGTTTCAACATTAAAAAGTAGATCAGAATCGGGATTTAAAGCAGCTGAAAAATTAAGAGAAGCTAATATTATAGGTTCATCTTTAAATCCAGCCGCGGCTGCGATGGCAATAGTTCAAGAAAAATTAATGGCTAAACTTAAAGATGAGATTGAAGATTTAGGAAGTGCAGGTGATCTTATAAAACCTTCTTTAAATAAATTAAATAGAAGTGTCACAAACATGAGAAAAAAATTAAATCAATCAATTAAAGATAAAGAACAAGCTGATGCTGTAAAGGCAGAAAAAAATAAGATGCTTGGTAAAGAAGAATAATTTAAATTAAAATATTTATATAAAACAGGAGTTAGTTATGGCTAAATCAAAAGCACTTGTTACTCTAATTAGAGAAATAGTAAGACAAGAAGTTAAAAAAGAGGTTAATAGTATATTTATTAAGGAAGGGGTTAAGGCTGTAGCACAGAATAATGGTGTGCCAGAAGTATTACCAAAACCCATTCCTAAAAAATCTAAACCTAAGCAAGTAAGTTACACTAAAAACCCTACTTTAAATAAAATACTCAATGAGACTGCACAGGCTCAAGAATTTGATGAGTATCCAAGTATGGGTGAATTTGATACTTCTAATATGGCGGATATGTTGGGATATGGAAATATGATGGGTGATGCTGAGAGTAAGAGAAAGGCTGCAGCTGTACAAACAGCTCAAGCAGCTGGTGCTGATACATCCAATCCAGCAGTACAAGATGTGATGAGTAATTTAACAAAAGATTACAGAGGTGTAATGAAAGCTTTAGATAAGAAAGATGGAAAAGTGTAATGTCTAATATAGAAAAAGATTTAAATCCAGATGTTTTTATAGGAGTATCTCTACCATTAGAATATGGTAGTCAAGGATTCTTTAATAAAACAAGAACAACTTTACAACAAACACGTTCTAATATTAGGAACTTGTTATTGACAATAAAAGGTGAACGCTTGGGTAATCCTACATTTGGAAGTGATTTAATGAGGGTAGTTTTTGATCCTGATGCTGGTGATATAGATAGTAGAATAGAAGAAGCTATTAGAGCTTCAATTTCTGAGTGGATGCCATATGTTACTGTAAAACAAGTAAAAACTGAAGCTGATGAAAGAAATCCCAATCAACTTAATGTTAGAATAGACTTTACCCTTGATGTAGATCAAAAAGTAGAACAGGTAGATTTAAATTTGAGAGCAGCTGATGAAGGTACGATTGGATCAGCTACAGGAGAAGGTTGGAAAGAGCTCAATTTATTTTTAGAAGGTGATCTTACAGCAGATGAAATTGATACTATAGACCCTTTCTATAGTTTATAATAGGAGAATAAAATGCCTTATTCAGCACCTAAAAAATCAGTAAAGGAAGTTAGATATTTAAATAAAGATTTTGCTTCATTTAAATCAAATCTAATTGAATTTGCTAAAGTATATTTTCCAAATACATATAATGATTTTAATGAATCGTCTCCAGGTATGATGTTTATTGAAATGGCGTCTTATGTTGGTGATGTACTTTCTTATTATATAGATAACCAATTTAAAGAAAGTTTATTGGCATTCGCAGAAGAAAAAAGAACTGTATATAATATGGCTCAATCTTTTGGTTACACACCTAAGTTAGCTACACCCTCTTTCGGTGAAGTAGAAGTTTTCCAAGTTGTTCCAGCTGCATCTTCTGGAACTGGAGCTAGTTTTCAATCATATCCAGATTTAACTTATGCTATGAAAATTGATAGTGGAATGCAATTAAAAGCTGAAAATGGAATTGTATTTAGAACTGTAGATGATGTAAATTTTAAATTTTCAAGTTCATATGATCCCATGGATATATCTGTGTATGAAAGTTCTGATAATGTTCCTGTTACTTATTTATTAGAAAAGAAAGTTAAAATTGAAAGTGGTGAAATAGCTGAAGAAAGATATACTTTTGGTGCGGCTGAAAAGTATGCAAGAATAGCATTAAATAATAATAATGTAACAGAAATAATATCTGTTACCGATGATGATGGAAACAATTGGTATGAAGTTCCTTTTTTAGCGCAAGATACTGTATATACAGATGTTGAAAATCAGAATACAGAAGGAAATGAGAATTATCAATATAAAGACCAAGCACCTTACCTACTTAAACTTTTAAAAACTGCTCGTAGATTTACAACATATATAAGAACTGATAATAGAACTGAATTGAGATTTGGTGCTGGAATATCAGATAGCCCAGATGAAGAATTAGTTCCTAATCCAGATAGTGTTGGTTCAAGTTTGCCAGGATCTCCAACTTATTTAGGAACTGCATTTGATCCTTCCAATTTTTTAAATACTAGAACTTATGGACAATCACCATCTAATACTACATTGGTAATTACTTATAGATATGGTGGTGGTGTGAATCATAATGTAAGAGCAAATTCAATAAGGTCTATCACAGATTTAAATGTAACTTTAGATACTACTGGCTTAAATACTGGTTTAGTAAATCAAGTTAGAAATTCATTAGCTATAAATAATCCAAATCCAACTTCAGGTGGAAAGGGTGCTGAATCAGTTGGTGAAGTTAAACAGAATACATTAGCTTATTTCCAAGCACAAACCAGAGCAGTTACTAAAGCAGATTATATTACTAGAGTTTATGCACTTCCGCCTAAATATGGTAACATAGCTAAAGCTTATATTGTCCAAGATTCACAGATAGATCCATCTGCTGGTACAATAGAAAATGAAGGTCAACCACCAAAAAGAATTGAAAATCCATTAGCATTAAATTTGTATGTTTTAGGATATGATGCAGGTAAACAATTAACTACAGTAAATCAAGCGGTAAAAGAAAATATACAAACATACCTAACTCAATTCAGAATGATTACTGATGCTGTGAATATTAAAGATGCTTATATAATTAATGTAGGTGTTAAATTTAATATATTAACAAAAACTGGATATAATGGTGAGCAAGTTATTTTACAAGCAGTTCAAAGAGTTAAAGAATTTTTTGAATTAGATAAGTGGCAAATTGGTCAACCAATAGTGTTATCAGATTTGGCTTATCAAATATCATTAGTAGATGGTGTTTCAGCAGTTGTTCCACCTGATGATGTTGATGATGATGTTAGTGCGCAAGATAGACCACCTGTACAAATTGTGAATAAATATGATTCGACTGCTGGATATTCAGGAAATTTATATGATATAAGAAGTGCTACCAAAGAGGGTGTTATATACCCATCTATGGACCCAAGTTGCTTTGAACTTAAATTTCCAAATTTGGATATTGAAGGTAGAGTTGTTGGTACTTCGGGAGGTAGCTAATGCATTATTTTATTTTTCCAGACGCTGATACAACTTTATATTCTGCCTCAGGTAGTAAAAATACAGGTTTAGATGAAATAATAGAAGTTAGAAAAGACATGAAAACTGATGGAACTAATGTTAAAGTTTCTCGTATCTTAATGAAATTTGACTTATCATATATTTCATCATCTATAGTTAGAGGATTAATTACAAATCCAAAATATTATTTAAATCTTTATGATGCTAATCCAACAGAGATTGGGTATAGTCAATCTTTATATGCTTATCCAGTAAGTCAAAGTTGGATTTCAGGTGAAGGATTCGATTCAGATGATCCCACTACAACTCAGGGTGCTAGTTGGGATTATAAAACTGGCCTTAATGAAGAAGATTGGTGGAATCCAGAATCTTCATCATACTCTACTGAACAAGGTGGAGCTTATTATAAAAATGTTTATGGTTCACAATCCTTTGCTTGGGGAACTGAAGATATGAGAATGGATGTTACACCTATTGTAAATAGTTGGTTAGATGAAACATATCCAAATGAAGGGTTTATGATAAAGAGAAGTGGTAGTATTGAAGTACAAAATATAAAAAGTGGTTCAGGAGCTGAAGGTAATAGTGATGCTTTAGGTAGTTTTGCTTTCTTTTCAAGACAAACTAATACGATATTTCCACCGAAGTTAGAAGTAGAATGGTATGATACTGCGTGGAATACTGGTTCATTAGACCCACTATCATCAACGAATTTAGAAGATTTAGTATTTTATATGAAAGGATTAAGACCTGAATATAAAGAAAAATCAAAAATGAAATTTAGAGTTGTTGGTAGAGAACGATATCCTACTAAATCGTACTCCAATACTTCTTCAGAATATCTAACAGTAAAGTATTTGCCAAGTGGTAGTATTGCCAACATAGGTGGTGATGGTGCTTACTATTCAGTAATAGATGATCAGACAGGTGATATTATTATACCATTTGGTACTGGATCTCTAATAAGTTGTGATGGTACAGGTAATTATTTTAATTTATGGATGGATGGTTTACAATCTGAAAGATATTATAGATTTGAATTTAAAGTCGTAAGTGGAAGTAATACAAGCGATGAAACGATACAATACTTTGATGATGATTTTGTATTTAAAGTTGTTAAGTAAAAATGCCATATACAAAAGAAGAACTAAAAGATTTACCTTACTACCAAAATCTGCTTGATGCTGATGAGCAAGCTTATTTGGTGGAAAAGGAAAGACTACAATCATTAGTAGATGTTTCAGGTTCCTATTATGATGGTAGTTTAATTGTTAGAGATGAATCTGGTACAATTCAACTTTTTGAAAATCCACATACAGGTGAATTATATGATGATCAAACTTCTACACTTTTTGTTCCAAGAACTGTCGATCAGTTAAAAGATGATGATTCAATAAATGAGATATTAAATAGAGATATAAGAGAGCTATAATGTCTAGTCAGTTAAGAGCACAAGACAAAGAAAGATTACTTGCTGGTAAAACCAAAATAGTTGGGATGAGACCATATGAAAATGGTATGTGGGGTTTTAGTAATACGCGAGATAGGGTTATAATAGAACTATACGATTCTACAGGAAATTTTATAGAATATCGTGATTTAAGTATAGCTGAATCTTTCGTTGAAGTTGAAGATTTTATTAAATTAAAGCCAGGAAAAAATCTTTCTCAAAATTTTGATTATAAAACTGGAAAATTTAGAATTAGATACAGATTTATAAGAGAATTAGCAGGTAAAGAAATGCCTGTTTTATTAAGAACT